GTAAACCGGGTTCTCGGGGTCGGTGTTGTCCACGTTGTAGAGAATGCCGAGTACGTCGGTGTTGAGGTACTTCTGCTGCTTCTCCAGCGCACCGTCCACTTCCACGAAGTCGTAGAGGAACGGCTCGGCCTCGGCCTCGCTGCTAAAACGTAAGTACAAATCTGACATTTTGCAGTTCCTTACAGCGTGGTCAGCGTCTGGAGTTCGGCGTTGGTCAGGCGGCGCGGGTAGTAGGTGATGCGGCGGAGGTGGCCGTTCAATGCGTTTGTTCCTAAGGTTTGCCCCAAGCCAAGGTAGAGCATTGTCACTGCTGGAACCGTTGCGCTGGTATCCACTTCGGCAACACTTCCGTTCACCGAAAATCCATAATTGTTCAACGTGTAGGCATAGGCGGCTTTTGCAGTTGTATTAGCGGTGTAAGAAACCTCTGCCATGTCAACTTGATTGACTCCGCTAACGTCCGTCACCGCATCAATACCTGCCGTGATAAATCTAATCCGACTGTTGTTAGCCGTAGTGTTATCAGAAAAAGACGCCATGTGCGCGGTTGCCACAAGGCTAGTTGGCTTTACGGTATCGGCTTCCGCATAAAAAGTACCAGCAGCCGAGTTAAACCAAGGACTCAGCGTGTTCACGCTCGCAACGTCAGCGGCGCGGGTGACTTGGCTGGTGGTGGTGGGGATGTAGGAGGTGGCGAAGGCTCCGGCTTCGAGTTGGAAGCCAGTGATGCGAAAACCCTTGGCACTTTGTCCGGTGTACTTGATGACGCCAACGTTTAGGCCAGCGCCGCCAGCAGCAGTCACAGTTACTTGAACTCTGTGCGTGCTGTTTCCAAACGCAGTGACCGTTGATGCAACGGATATCAAGTTTCCTTCAAATACCAAACCGAAATCACCGCTAGTGATTGTGGCTCCAACTACAGGCGTTGAGTTATCGTCCATGCGAACAAAAACAGAAAGCGTGTATGCGGTTGCAGCAGTTGTGGTTGCTATTTTGTAAGCAATGCGCTGTAGCGTATTGTCGCCAAACTGAATACTGTTTGTAAAAGATGGGTTTAATGCTGACGTTGCGTTTGTGACGTTATTTGAAGAGGTAAGATTGGCAATCGTGCCATCACTGTACGTCAGCAAGTTGACTCGCTGCTCCTCAATCAACAACCCCTTCGCCGCCAGAGTCACCGGGTCGTAGTCAAAGCGCGGTGCGTTGTACGCGCTTGCGGTGGTGTCGTAGTACGCCGTCGCGGTCGAGCCATCGTTGAGCTGCGCGTCTGCGATGTAGATGCCGGAGGAGCCGTCGCCGGTGTACAGTCGGTTTGTTCCGTTGTCAGAAAGTCCGACGTAGAAACTGCCGGTAGCGGCAACGGCATTCGTAAACGTAAATTGAACCCTGTAATAGCCGTTGCTAACAGCGGTGACACTTGAGGTCATGTCAGCAAACGAGCCTGTTAGGGCAGTAGGCGCAAGGGCAACAGTGCCGTTTGACAAATTAAAGGAAGTCCACACAGCGCGAGTTATGTTGTCATTTACTTGAATGTAAACGTAACCGCGTTCGCTAGATTTTGCGTAAACAGAAATTGTGTACAACTGCCCGGCATTCATGCTGGCTGAAATCTGTACGGAGTGTTGCGCAGCCGCAGCAGTTGTCTCCGCCAACTTCCTCGCCCGCACCACGCCGTTATAGTCCGAATACAGCACAGGCAGCGCGGCAGAGGTGGTCGCTTGATAGTCGCCGGGGACGGAGCCTTGGACGCACTGAGCGCCCCAAAAATAAGCCCCAGATACCCCATCGCCTGCAAAAACAGCGGCAATTGCGTCCGCGTTCTCTACGTTTATGCGGCAAATATCGTTTGCTAGCGCAGCAGCGAGATGAATTGAGCAGCGATACCAACCATTACCGGCATTTTCTATTGTTGCCGAGGTAGCTGCCCCGGTACTTCCTACGACGCCAGTGCTTACGTTAAACGACTTTCCAATACCCCCAATGCGAAGGCTAATCCAAGGATAGCCATTAGATTTGGCGTACACGGAAAATGTTTGCAACCCAGCACTGGACACCGGAGTCTGGTCAACGCGGTGTTGTGCAACGCCCGTGGTCGGGGTCAGTAAATCAGCGGTCAAAGTACCAATTGGAGAAATCGCTGCATTTGCAGAAATGGTTAGTGCCGGACCGACATTACTCCAAGTGGTCGTGAAGTCCTCAGACTGCAACAGCAGGTTCGTCTGCACAAACGAATTGCTCTTCGACCACGCCGCATTGTCAGGCGCGTTGGAATACGTCAGGTAGTTCAGCACCGACGAGTTCGTGATGTAGCCGTTGCTGTTGACGTAAGTGCCAGCGGTCGCCCGCGAGAACGTGATGATGTCCTGAAATGCTTTTGCGACGAGGCCCATGTCTTACTCCCAGACCATGTACTGCGCGGCAACCTGATAGGTCTGCCCAACGAAGTTCAGGTCGATTGAATCATTGTCCGCCACAAAGCCGCTGCTGGATGGCGCTGCGAAAACGAGGTCAAGCGTTGGGCCTGACTGAGCAAAAGGCCCATTACGCCAGCCGCCCGAAGACAGGGACGGCACCGTCCCAAGCCCCAAGGCTACGCCGTTCCGCAATGCAATCCCGAAGCTCATCGGATGTTGATGGGCTTGGCGTACATCGTGCCAGCAGCACTGACCTGCATGGCGCTGACGCGCCACGGAGCGCCAGACCCGCCACCACCGCCCGCCTGCGGGACGTAAAACGGAATCGGCGTATTTGCGGGAATGGCGGTGCCGGTGGACGTTGCCGTTACGCCTTCGCCAACAACGATGTAAGCGTCAGACGTACACCACACTACAACGCCCTGCGGGCCAGCAGGCCAGCCGGTAACGGAGCCTGCGCTGGAAGTGTAAGCCACGCTTTGCCCCGCAAAAGCGGCGTCCATAAGAGGTCGAAGAAGTTCCATGTCTGTTCCTTACGCCAGGAAGCGGAGTTTGTAGAGAGAGGCGTAGTAATGCCCCACGATTTCGTCAATGATGTTCTGGATAGGCGTGTTGTCGCGGTCACAGACCTTGTAGCGACCCGCCTCAATGTCCTCAACCTGACCCTGCAAGAACTCCACGATGTTGGAGGTCTTCTTGGCGGCGGGTACGGAGATAGGGCCAATCAGCCCGTGGTAGCCCTGATAGGCTTCCGCGAACTTGTCGGCAAGGTCAATCACGCCTTCGTAAAAGCCCTGCAACGCAACGTGCTTGGCATACGAGCGGGTGTTCAGGTGAGTGCTGTGCGCCACGTCACGACCAAGAAACAACAAACCAACTAGTTCCGCCGGTTTCACTGCATCATCTCCTGTGGCGGCTGCTGCATGGGCATCTCGCCACCCTGCATTGGCATCTCACCTTCGTTGTACTCGGGCATCTCTTGCTGCGGCATATCGCCAATCAGGTCGCCCGTCTGCATAGCAGCGGCAATAGTGCCTGCCACGATGTCCTGAATCTGCTCTTCGGACATACCGGCCTGCACGGCGCTGATGCGCTGCGTCTCGGCTTGGTACGCCTTGATTTCGGCTTCGTAGTCCTTGCGCTGCTGCTCCTGCGCCTCGATAGACTTAGCGACGTTTTGCAGCATCTGGTGCATCTGCTCCATCTCCTGCCCCATCGCCTGAATCTGCTGATTCGCGGCTTCCAGTGCAGGATTCTCGTCGTTGTCCTGAAGCAGCTTGGGGTCAATGGTCTTTTGCAGACGCTTCGCCATCTCCTGAGCGCCGGGCCAGTCCATGTTCTTCACAAACAGGTCACCAGCCACCTGCCACAGTTGCGGGTTGCCCTGCAAAATCTGCGACATAGCCTCCATAGACTCCTGACGCTTGGTCATGTACGACGGGCCGGTGGTCACGCAGACATCGTACTTGCCGACAGACGGGTTGTAGATTTTCTCAATCACAATGCCGTTCTCGTCCACAATTTCGCGGACAGGCTCGGGCTGCTGCGGGTCAATCTTGGCGGTCTTAGTCTCGCCGTCGATGCCGATGATGCGGGCAATGCGCTGGGTGTCGTAAATCTTCGGGATAAGGTCAACGAGTTGGCGCGTGACGTAGCGGATGGCGCGAGCCAGGTTGTCAACGTAATGATATGTGCCGGTGTCGCCTTGCCGTTCACGCGCCAAAATTGCCTTGCCCGAACGCTCATTGGACGTAGCGCCAATGCTGCTGTCGTACTGCCCCGTGGTGGACTTGATGTCGTCCGACGCACCCGCCTTAGCCTGCAACAGCCCCGAGGAGGCCATAGGCGGCTGGGCGCGTTGCGGCAACGGCATAACGCTACCAGCGCCATCCGTAACGTCAGGGTTGACCTCAAGGTAAGGCCAGTTGTTCGTGTTAGCAGTTTTCCACTGCTGCTCGTAGCCCTCAAACTGCCCGCCGTAGCCGATGAACGGCGCTTTCGGGGCAAGGGCAAGCATTTCTGCTTCTTGGGATACCCAGTAGTTGTACATACGCTGGGCGTCTTTGGCGTTACGCACCAAGCCCGAAACGTACATCCGACCGTCAATTTCCCACTCGTTGCCGACCACGCGGACTACGGGGATAGACTTACCAGCCCAGTCTTGGGACTGAAGCATCTCGTAACCGTTGGTCTTGCACCACTTTACGGTCTTTACGTCCGTTTGGCGCTGGCGCAGGATGGGCATACCCATCGCCTCGGCACGCTTCGCCTCTGGCGAACCCTGCAAAGCCGACACGTTGCCGGGGTACAGGTTGAGCGTCTTGCGCTCATGCTCGATGTAGAAGTATTCAGCGATACGAACGGTCTTGTCGCTAATCCACTGCGACAGCCCTTGGTCACCGATACCCCGCGTCATGATAGACGAGATGGGTTCAGCGTCGGGGAACAGCCGCTCGTACTCTTCCTTGGTCAGGTCTTCCGTGATGAAGCACCACTGGGCATCCGACCCGCAGGGGTCTTGGATGGTGGGGTCCATGTACACGGAGAACGAGTTGCGGATGCGCTGAATGCGGATGTCTTGGTCAAAGGTGTTTTCATCGCAATACTCGGTCAGTATGCGAATGTAACCTTCGCCGTAGGTGACTTGGTTGTCACAGGCGGTGTCGTAGGCAACGTCGGCGTCAGAGATGTACTCAATGTGCCGGACGATGCCGTCAAAAATCTCGGCTACCTGTAGGTCAGCCTTGTCATCTACGGGGATGACCTTACCCGAGGGCCGGTTCTGCCGTTGGTCGTTGGTGACCTGACGAACGTGCTGCGGCAGCTTATTGATGGTCAGACAGGGGCGAGCATTGATGGTCTGCCCCTGCACCGACCCTCGGGTCGCTAGGACATCTGCGGGCCACTGCCACTGGTTGTCAGGGCTAGCGGCGAGGAAGCGCAGGTCGTCCAATTCATCTTCGCGGGACTCAGCGTATGCAGAGATAGCCTGCGTAAAGCGAGTACGGGCAACCGCAAGGATGTCCGTGTCATCCTTGTTGCGACGGGAGGACGGGCTGTTAGCAACCCGTTCCGCACCAATCATGCCCGTATCAGCCATATTTACACGCAGTGGATGATAGCAAAGTTGATGATAATGGCTTCCGACAACGGGCCGCCGCTGATGTTACGCAGCGTGATGCTGACCGAACCCGCAGCAAGCGAGTTAGCAAACACGTTGTACGAACCAGCCGTGGCCTGACCACCGGAAATGGTAAGGATAACGGTGTCGTTGGCGCTAATAAGCGAGTTGTTCAACGTAAACGTGGCATTAGTGGCAGTTGCTAGCGATGCATTGTTCATCGTAATCACGCCAGCCGACTTGTTCAGCGTGACAGCGGTAGACTTGCTAGTCAATTGCGTGACGGAACCCTGAGCAGCGGCAGTGTAGCCAAGTTGGTTGTCAGACAGAATGAAGTCGGGGCCAATGATGTTTTGGTCTTCAAAGGCAACGCCGATTGGCTTCGTATTGCTAGTCATGATTAACTTCCCATCCAAGAATTGGAGACAGTGCCGTCCCTGTAGGTTCGGACGGGGTTTCGCGCAGTATACTCCCGATGCGCTACGGGGAAAGCAAAAGTTACTGCGATGGCGTCGGCAGCGTCCGGTGAGGCCAGCCCCCGTGCCTTCATTTCCTTCTTGCCCTCAAGGAATATTGTACCCGCAGAGTTGGGTTTCTTGGTAGGGCCGACCAAATCCGCCTTCAGTTGGCGGTCTTCCTTGATGGCAGCGGTCTTCAGCCAGTCCCGCATCGCCCCCCACATTTCCGCACGAAAGTTACCCCACGCCACCGGATTTTTGGCTTTCCAGCCGAAGTTGACGCCTCGGACCTTGTACTTTTGCTCTTTCAGGCGGTCAAGGATGCCGTAGCCCAACCCGCCCTCGTCTATGCATACTAACGCGGGCCGATAGTCCTCAATCGCCTCAATGACCCGCCCGACGATGGTCATCGTGTCCTCACCGGAGTACCGCTTGAGGGCGATAATGTCGCGGCCTTGGCGCACGGCAATGACGGTTGAGTCCGCGCCACCACGGGCCGGGTCTACGCCAATCACCACGGGGGCCGTCTCATCCTTCCACCGGGGGCGCTTAAACGCCTCATCTACCCAGTTTGCGGGAATGAATTGGTCATCACCGACAGATGGGAACTCCCCGTACACCTCAATCTTCGCCTGGGGCGAGTCCTCGCCATATTCGTCTATAATTTGCTTGTAAACGGAGTGGTCAGTGCCTTCTACGTCCAGCGAGTTGATGTTTTTGGACTTCCAAAAGGCCCGTTTGGCGGCAAAACACTCAAAAAAGTAGCCGGTAGGTCTACGCGGGTTAGAAAACGCCATCCAAAAGCGGTGCGGCGTGTTTTCCGTGAAGAAACCTTGGCTGACATCCCAGATAGCGTCCGGAATACCACTGGCTTCGTCAAAAATCAGCATCACGCCGTCGTGGTTATGCACACCGGCATAGGAATCGGGGTTCTCCGCAGACCACAGGCGGCCTTCC